GTCCTACAGGTTTGATTTTCGCAATGCGTACACGTTATGCTGGTCAAGGCGGTACAGAAGCATTCTTCAACGAAGCTAACACACAATTCTCTGGTGCTAATACTGCTCTGATTGCTCAAGTTGCTAGCCAGTTGACTGCTCTTACAGTTGCTGCTAACACAACTGAAGTGTTCACATCGAACGCTGCAGCTGCTCTTGCAATGACAACAGGTTCTGCTGAAGCTTTGGGTGATGGTGCCTCTGGTAACACATTCCAAGAAATGGCATTCTCAATTGAGAAAGTTACTGTAACTGCTCGCACACGTGCTCTAAAGGCCGAGTATTCAATGGAACTTGCACAAGATTTGAAAGCAGTCCATGGTTTAGATGCAGAAACAGAATTGGCAAATATTCTCTCTACAGAGATTCTTGCTGAAATTAACCGTGAAGTTGTTCGTACTATTTACGGTGTCGCTAAGTTGGGTTGCCAAGTTGGTACAACTAACGCAGCTGTATTTGACCTTGACACCGACTCAAACGGTCGTTGGATGGTTGAAAAAATCAAAGGTCTTGCTTTCCAAATTGAACGTGAAGCTAATACCATTGCTAAGACAACTCGCCGTGGTAAAGGTAACATCCTTATCGTTTCTTCAGATGTTGCATCTGCATTTGCGATGGCTGGTTTACTTGACTACAATTCAGCATTACAAGGTCAGATTAACTTGACAGTTGACGATACAGGTAACACATTTGCTGGTACAATGTTCGGTCGCCTTAAAGTTTATATCGACCCATTTGCTGGTACTTCTTCAACCAACGAATTTGCTGTTGTTGGTTACAAAGGTACAAATGCTTATGACGCTGGTATTTTCTACTGCCCTTACGTTCCTCTACAAATGGTTCGTGCAGTTGATACTGGTACTTTCCAACCAAAGATTGGTTTCAAGACTCGTTATGGTCTAGTTGCCAACCCATTTGCTGAAGGTACTAACCAAGGTCTTGGTGCATTGACTAAGCAATCAAACAATTACTATCGTGCTTTTGCTATCAAAAACATTATGTAATTAAAAAAACTCCGTTAAGAGAGTTCTTAAAAGACCACCTTCGGGTGGTCTTTTTTTTAGCCTAAATAGTCCACTATGACAGCACTTAACAGAAATCCTAAAAATCCAAACTACTTACACCCTAATAAGTTCCAATTAAACTTTGCTAGGTTGCCAAACATACAGTATTTTTGCCAGACTGTAACTGTTCCTGGTATTTCTTTATCTGAAATTCCACAGAATACTCCCTTTGTGGACTTATACAGACCAGGTGAAAAAGCAATCTATGATTTATTGAATGTTACTTTTTTGGTTGATGAAGCTTTAAAATCTTGGTTAGAAGTTCACGATTGGATTCGTGCAATGACTTTCCCTTCTGATTTTAAAGAATATAGAAACTTGGGCTTACTAAGTAAAACTGCGGGTATCCGACAAGCATCAGGATTACCACCACAATATTCTGATGCTACACTTACCATATTATCATCGGCAAACAACCCAATTTTTAGATTTAAATTTTACGATGTATTCCCCACATCAGTATCTACCTTTGCTATGTCTACTACTGATAGTCCAGATACGGCAATTACAGCTGATGCTACCTTCAGATATTCCTATTTTGATGTTGACAAACTAATTTAATTCTGTTATACTCCATTAAGGAGGATTTGTAATGACTAAACTTGATGAATTATTAAATATGTGGGCAGCCGATTCTGTTATCGATAGAACAGAACCCGGTAAAGCACTTATCAACATACCACAACTGCACAGTAAGTATTTGAATATACTTTCACGGCATCGCTTGCTCGCAAAAGAAGCCGACTTTAAGTATAGTAGAATGAAAAAGATTAAATGGGAATATTATACAGGTAAACTGGATGATGACCAACTTCAAAAACACGGTTGGGAACCATTTCCATTTGTATTGAAATCTGAGATTACTACATACTTTGAGAGTGATGAAGACTTAAACAGGTTAACAGCACAGAAGGTGTTGCATGAAGAAATTGTTGAAGTGTGTTCAAGTATATTAAAAGAATTACACAGCAGAACTTTTCAGTTAAAAGAATTTATAACCTGGGAAAGATTTATACAAGGTGTTTGATATTCGATTAGAGAAAGTCAATGAAGCATATATTCGTGTTACTAGTGAAAGAAATATATCTCAAGAACTTTCTGACTACTTCACATTTTATGTACCAGGTTATCAATTTACACCTGCATACAAATCACGATATTGGGATGGTAAGATAAGGTTATTAGACCTACGAACCATGTTAATATATCGTGGCCTAATTGCGTACATTGAAAAGTTTTGTGAAGAAAGAAAGTATACTCTTGACATTGATATTGAACTTAGAACTTCTAAGATTTTCTCATTGGTTGAAGCCAAAGAATTTATTGGTACATTAAAGTTACCACATGAGGTAAGAGATTATCAATTGAATTCGTTTGTTCATGCAATACGAAATAAACGATTATTGTTGTTATCACCTACAGCATCGGGTAAATCTTTAATACTGTACTGTATTATTCGCCACTTGCAAATAGAAAATGAAAGAGGTTTATTAATTGTTCCAACCACATCTTTGGTTGAACAGATGTATAAAGACTTTCAAGACTATGGTTATGATTCAGAACAATACTGTCATCGTCAATATTCTGGTAAAGAGAAACATACAAACAAGTTTCTAACAATTACCACATGGCAATCAATCTATAAAAACCCACAAGAATACTTTGAACAATTCGATTTTGTAGTTGGTGATGAGGCACATCAATTTAAGGCCAAATCACTTGCAACTATTTTATCTGGTTGTACCAATGCAGGTTATCGTATTGGTTGTACAGGTACACTTGATGGCACTCAAACACATAGGTTAGTGTTAGAAGGATTATTTGGTCCTGTGTATCAAGCAACCACAACCAAAGAGTTGATGGACAATAAACATCTTGCAGAGTTTAAAATTAAATGCTTGATATTAAAATATCCCGAAACTGTATGTAAACAATCTAGAGATTGGGACTACAACACAGAAGTGGATTACATCGTCCTAAATAAAGCAAGAAATGAATTTATTAAAAACCTTGTTTTATCGCTTGAAGGCAATACTCTGATATTGTTTCAGTTTGTAGAAAAACATGGTAAAGATTTACATTCGTTGATAAAAGAACATACAAAGAATCGTCATGTATTTTTTGTATATGGAGGAACCGATGTTGAAGTTCGTGAATCAATTCGTGCAATTACTGAAAAAGAGAAAGACGCTATTATTGTGGCTTCTTATGGTACCTTTTCTACTGGCGTTAACATTCGCAACTTACACAATATTGTTTTTGCTTCTCCTTCAAAGTCTAGAATTCGTAATCTCCAATCGATAGGTAGAGGTCTTAGAATTGGCGACAACAAACAAGAGGCAACACTATTTGATATATCTGATGACTTTAGAATAGGCAAACATACCAATTACACCTTGAAACATTTCGTTGAACGTGTTAAAATATATGATGAAGAAAAGTTTAACTACAAGTTTTATAACATAGACCTAACAAATGGATAACGTAAAAATTATAAGACTGCAATCAGGTGAAGACATAATTGCAAACTACAAAGAAGATGATGAATCTGGTATTGTTCATGTCAATAGGCCGATGCTTTTGTTTTTCAAAAGACTACCAACAGGTAAGTCTGTGATGATGATGGGACCTTGGTTACCAGTTGAATTGATTCAATCTAACTCTGCCTCTTTATATGTGCAAGATATTTTGACTGTGGTATCTCCAAGACAATCATTGATTAAATATTATACTGATGCTGCAAATCAGGCAGAACTTCTGTTGAGTGAACAGGGTAATGAGATTGAGGAATCATTGAGTCGTTCAATTTCTATTATTGATAATGATGATGAAGGGGAAGAAGATGATGACGATGATGATGGTTTTGATGTATCGGAGATTGAATCATCTAAAGGTAGAACAATACATTAAAACGGAACACCGCTATGATAACATTATTAAAAATATGTGTCAAGCGTTATTTAAGGTAAATGTAAAAATATACCTTGCTTAATTGATATGAGTATGTTAAAATGAGATTATTATGACTAAAAAACACTATGTAAACAATGCTGACTTCCTTACAGCACTTATTGAATATCGTTCTAACTGCGATATTGCCAAAACAGAAGGTAAGGAAGACCCACGCATACCAAACTATATTGGTGAATGCTTTCTAAAGATTGCAGAACACCTATCTCGCAAGCCAAACTTCATTTCATATTCTTTCCGAGATGAGATGATATCAGACGGTATAGAGAACTGTTTGATGTACTTCCGTAACTTTGACCCCGACAAGTCAAAGAACCCATTCGCATACTTCACTCAAATTATTTACTTTGCCTTTCTCCGCCGTATTATGAAAGAGAAGAAACAATTATATGTTAAGTATAAGGCAACTCAACAATTTGGTATTTTGGACCAAGGCGAGATGTACGAAGATGTTGACGGCAACATGAAACAGTTTGAACTGTATGATAACATCTCCGAATTTATTGAGACCTTTGAAAAAAATCGTGAGAATAAAAAGAAGGTTAAGGTAAAAGGATTAGAGAAATTTATTGAACCAACTAATTTAGATATACCCAAAGAACTATGAAGTTAATTATTTTAGGTGATACTCATTTTGGTATGAGAGGTGATTCTTTAGAGTTTCACAACTATTACAAACGCTTCTATCAAGAAGTATTCTTTCCTTACATTGTTGAAAACAATATCACAACCATTTTTCAAATGGGTGATTTGTTTGACCGCAGGAAGTTTATCAACTTCAATACACTATATCTTTCAAGACAATACTTTTTCAACAAAGTAAAAGAACTTGGCCTTCAATTTCATACAATACTTGGCAACCATGACATTTATTATAAGAATGTTCTTGAAGTTAATTCATCACAGATGTTACTTAATGATTATGATAACATTACAGTTTACGATGAACCAAACAAAGTAGTATTTGATGGTGTTGATGTTGATGTGATACCATGGATTTGTTCAGACAATGAAGAACATATTAAAAAGTTTATTGAATCTTCAACATCACAAATTTGTTTTGGTCATTTTGAAATTGCTGGATTTGAAATGGATAGAGGCAATGTGTGCCATGAAGGGCTTGACAAAAATCTATTAAAGAGATATGATGTAGTCTTGAGTGGCCACTTTCACCACAAATCTTCTGATGGTCAAATTACCTATGTTGGAACACCAGGTGAAATGACATGGTCTGACTACAATGACCCAAGAGGCTTTCATGTGTTTGATACCGAAACAAGAGAGATGGAGTTTGTGCAGAATCCATATCGTATGTTTCACAAGATATCATATGATGATGCCGTAACTGATTTCGAACATTGGCAAAAATTCAACTACAATGAATTGAAAGATTCTTTTATAAAGGTTGTGGTTTTAAACAAACAGAACCCATATCTATTTGATAATGTAATTGATAATTTATACAAAGCAGGTGTTTCTGATATATCAATTGTAGAAGATTTTACCGAAACATTGATTGAGAATGATGATGAACTGGTAAATCAGGCAGAAGATACAATGACTATTCTTGGAAAGTATATTGATAACTTGACACTCAATGTTGATAATGATAAACTAAAAGCTTTGATGAAAGAAGTCTATGTCGAAGCATTGACAACCGAAACTGAATGATATTATTCCGCAAAATTAGATGGAAGAACTTTCTTTCCACAGGTAACTACTTTACCGAAATTGAATTTGATTCTTCACCTAACACATTAGTTGTGGGTGAGAACGGCGCAGGCAAATCAACTATGTTGGATGCTCTGTGCTTTGTTCTATTTGGCAAACCATTTCGTTCAGTAAACAAACCACAACTACTTAACTCAATCAACAGTAAAGATTGTGTAGTTGAAATTGAATTTAATGTTGGCAACAAAGCCTATAAAATTATTCGTGGAATTAAACCGAATATTTTTGAAATTTATTGTGATGGTGACCTTATCAACCAAGATGCCGCTGTGCGTGATTACCAAGAATACTTGGAAAAGTTTGTCATCAAATTAAACTATAAATCATTTACTCAAATTGTTATTCTAGGTAGTGCATCGTTCACTCCGTTTATGCAGTTGTCAGCTTCTGATAGACGTTCTATTATTGAAGAACTATTAGACATTCAAATCTTCTCTGCGATGAACAACATCATCAAAGAAAAAATGTCTATCAATAAAGAAACAATGAATGGTAGAAAACATGAGATTGACCTTGCTCAACAGAAACATGATATGCAGAAAAAACATATTGATGAACTGAAACAAAACAATGATGAGAAGGTTAAAGAATACCAAAAAGAAATTGCCAACAATCAAATTGTCATACAAGAACTTACTGCGAATAGTGCCTTGTATCTTACAAAGGTAGGTGAGTATACCAGTGAAGTTGCTGACAAACTTGATACAGAAGCAAAACTTAAAACGATTACAAAATTAGAATCTCAGATTGAAAGTAACCTATCAAAGTACCGAAAAGATATTAACTTCTTTCAACAAAACGATAACTGTCCTACTTGTAGACAGGCTATTGAATTAGGTTTTAAAGAAGAAGAACTCTCATCACTACACACCAAAAAAGGTGATTGTGAACAAGGTTTAAAGAAGCTAGAAAGTAAACTGTTACAAGAACAAACTAAACTGAATCTCATCAATGAGAAACAGAAAGAGATTCAACAGCTACAAATTAAGATTGCTACCAACAATACTTCCATTATTGAAACTGAAAAGTATATTAAAAAGGTAGAGAATCAAATTAAAGAGTTGAAGGAAAATAAAGCATCCACAGAGAAAGAAACGACACAGCTAAAAGAATTAGAGGGTTCTCTGTTGAAACTGCAAGCAGAGTTAAAGCAATTAATAGAAGAAAAAACATATTACGAAGTCGCCTCTGGTTTGTTGAAAGATACGGGTATCAAGACCAAGATTATTAAACAGTATTTGCCTATCATCAACAAATTGGTAAACAAATACTTGGCATCATTTGACTTCTTTGTTAACTTTAACCTAGATGAATCTTTCAAAGAAACAATCAAATCTAGGCATCGTGATGAATTTACATATGCCAGTTTTTCTGAAGGTGAGAAACAGAAGATTGATTTGGCACTTTTATTTAGTTGGCGTGCCGTAGCAAAGTTAAAGAACTCTGCCAACACCAATCTATTGATACTTGATGAGGTGTTCGATTCAAGTTTAGATGCCAATGGCACAGAATATTTAATGACGATACTCCAGATGCTTGAAGGTACTAATGTGTTTGTGATATCACACAAAGGTGATATACTGCAAGATAAGTTCCGTAATGTCATTAAATTTGAAAAGATAAAAAACTTTAGTAGGATTATGAAATGAACTTTAAAGAATATCTAGCTCACTTCAAACAGGTAGTTGATAAAGAAGTAGAAGGCTGGTTCTACCCCAAAGATATCATCATCACTTATGGTATACTCAAAGAGTTACAAAGACCAAAAGGTGATGTATGTGAGATTGGTGTTGCTTATGGTAAAAGTGCCATTATGATTTCACAGTTTAAAGATGAAAGTAATTTTTATCTGTATGACATTTTTAATGAAGAAGCTAGAGTTATTGCTGAGAACAACATCTCAAAGTTTGGTAGTAATACCAATTTAACTTGGCGTCTGCAAGATACAACACAATTAAAGTATGATGATGTTACCTTTAAAAATGATTTGAGATTTTTACACATTGATGGCTGCCATGAACATTCTGCCGTATTGAGTGATTTGATATTGTTCAGTAGTAAGATGAGAGATGATGGCATTATTGCGATTGATGATTTTCAAGACCAAGAATTTCCAGGTGTGAATAGTGCAGTATTTCAATTTTCGTTATCGAATGGCAACTACAAAAATTGGAGAGTGTTTGCCATTGGTGACAACAAAGCATATATGTGCCAGAAGAAATATGCTGAACTTTACCAAAAGTTTTTGGTAGATTATATCGTTAAGGCAAAAGAACTATACAATGTTCCATTTGATATGCACCTAGGATTGCGTGAACTGTTGGACATGAATGTTCTTATGTGTGATTCCAGAACGGCATGGGATCCACAGGTAATAAAAGAATCTCTGTTTGATAAACCAATTATAGGGTAAATTATGATACATCAATTACATTGTTTTATGAATGAAAACAAAACAGCAAAGATTTACTTAGCAGGCAAAAGTGAATACACAGCCTTGCTTTATGACTCTGATATAGAGTATAATGGCATTGAATATTTTAATAATGAACAAGATGCAGAAATTTTTTGTGAGAATTGGGTAATGAACAATGAGTGAAATTTTAACAATCAATACCGAACAAGGTATAATTAAAGAACAACAGATTGAACCTTTGCCGTTGTATGATGAGAATCATGCAATGTTGAAGCGAAGTATTCCAGAATATGAATTATCTAGATTACCTAATCCTGTTATGACAAACTTGGTTAGTAGATTAAAGATGACTATGAAACTGTATAGTGGTCTTGGATTATCTGCCAATCAATGTGGTGTATTCGAAAGAGTATTTGTAATTGGCAATGATGATATGGTTATTCCCTGCATTAATCCAAAGGTGATTCGAATCGTTGGTGCGGTAGAAAAAAATAAAGAAGGTTGTTTATCTTTTCCTGGTTTATTTTTAAACATTGAAAGGCCTTTATCAATCGATGTGGAGTTTTATGATGTTAATGGTAAATTAATCAATACAACATTTGAAGGTCTTACTGCTAGATGTTTTCTACATGAACTAGACCACATGAATGGTATTCGTATGGTTGAATATGTAAAACCTTTAGCTTTAAAAATGGCAAGACAAAAACAACAGAAGTTAATTAAAAAAGTGAAAAGGCTTCAAAAAGATAATGGCACATTCGTTTGATCCAAAAGATGATGTAGAAGAACAATGGCGTAAGTGGCAAGAAGTCAACCCGCCAGAATCTTTTATGGATATTAATCAAGATGAATTGCGTGAGCAAACCATCAAAGACCTTACCTATGTGTCTGCAATGGATGTTCGTGAATACACTCTATACCAAAAGTGGTGTGAAGTCAAAGAAAAGTATCCTACATTCGTAAACAATACTTTGTTCGGTGAAGAAACACAACTGCTTGACCCAAAACAACAAGTATTGGTAGATGAAGTTAAGAGTAACATTTGGTTGCCTGAAAGTCCTGATGACTACTTGAACCTTGAACCTGTTCTAATTTACACCGATGATTCTGGTTCTGTATCACGCAAAGGTGTTGATGGTACAGTTGTTGAAGATAAGATTAAACGTAGTGATTTACCTGAAAGATGGAACACCGCACGAAACTTCATTTCAACAATGAAGAACAATAGTAACATTGGTCGCAACCTTAATTTCCTTGTTGCAGACAATAAGACTGGTAAGTATCTTGGTGTTATTTGTATTTCATCTGACTTTCTTGACCTAACACCTAGGGATAATGCAATTGGTTGGCCCCGTGAACTCAAGACACAAGGCGGCATGATTAATCATACTGCAATTGGTTCTACGATTGTTCCGTTTCAACCACTTGGTTATAATTATGTTGGCGGTAAATTACTTGCATTGCTTTGCCTCTCAGATGAAGTGCAAAAACTTTGGAAGAAACAATATGGTGACACCTTGATTGGTGTAACAACAACATCATTGTATGGTAAAACTAAAGCTGGTGGTCTATCACAGTATGATAATCTTGACCATTGGAACCCTATGGGCTTCTCCTCTGGTTCCGTATCATTCGAACCTAATAGAGATACACGATACAAGATTCGTGAATGGTTGAAAGCAAATCATACTCGTAAATATTTTGAATGGTATGTTGCAAAGAAGGCAAGTGGTCAACCACATAAACGTGACCACAAGAATCGTTCATTAAACTTTACTTACTCTAAGATGGGTATACCAAAAGAATTGATTAAAGCTGAACATCATCGTGGCATTTATTTCAGTCCATTATACAATAACTCATTTGACTTCTTGCGTGGTGATATCAAAGAAACTGAATTGGTTAAATCATTTGATACCAGTTATGAATCATTGACAACGATATGGAAAGAGAAACACGCTAAGGGTCGTATTGGTTTTCTAAAGAAGAAAAATAAGGTATCAACCGAAACTTTGTTCTATGATGACTTGATGTATCTTACATGGGAAGAAACTAAGGCAAAGTATCTTGGCCAAGTAGGCAGATAATACAAATAGTGCTTGCTTTTATGAAAAAAGTCCTATATAATTATAACATAGTAAAAAATATGCGGTGGGTTGGAT